ATCAACATCACCAGTACTGTTTGCAATATTTAATATAGATGTAGCATTATCTTTGAATGCTATCACTCCACTATTAGTATCTAGATTAATATCACCTTCAGCATCAAGTGTGAGTTGAGTACCAGTTCCACTTGTAGTAATGCTACTACCATCTAGTATCATATTATTTACTGTCAATGCCTCAACTACATAAGATGCTGTTTCATCTAGTTCGTCAGCACCAACTGCGTTGGCGGCAATTTTAGCTCTTGTTACATTATCAGCTTTGATTGCATCACTCTCAACAGCATTTTGGGCAATCTTATCTGCAACGACAGCATCATTAGCAAGTTTTACATCTGTTACTTGCCCATTACCAATATCACCTGTGGCTACTAAGATACCTCCTGAAGGGAATGTTAGTCCAGCAAATAAACTATTTCCAGAGTGATTTCCAGAAAGACTATTAATTGAACCTGCATTAGGATCACTACTTCCTGGAGTACCAGCACTCCATCTCAAGTCTATGTTTATTGGATTTTCCCATTGTGTAGCAGTGCTTGCTTTACCATGAAATTGATTTCCATCAACACCTGAACCAGTCTTTGTTATGACATTTTGTCCATCAGTATTAATCAATGTATTACCAACAAAGTTTGTTCCTGCGGATACTTTAGGTGCTGTTAGTGTGTCTGTGAATGGATTATATGTTAATGTAGACGCTTCTTTTATATCTTGTACATCAGTAGTTGTAGTGCTATCAACAAATGTTAAAAATCTATCTGCATTAGATGTTTCATCTGATACTGTTTTTACTTTTACATCTATATCACCTGTACCATCAAATGATGCACCACCTATATTTCTTGCTGTTGCTAAAGCTGTTGCAGTGGCGGCGTTACCTGATGTATCCTGATTACCGGCTGTGTTAACACCAGGAAGATTGATATTTGCACTACCATTGAAACTTACACCACCTATAGTTCTTGCTGTCTCAAGTGTAGTAGCAGTATCTGCATTACCAGTTACATCACCTGTTAAACCTCCAGTAGCATTAAAGTTTTGAATAGTTGCACCATTAAAGTTAACAGTGCCTGTAAATGCACTTGTGCCTGATGATGTGATATTTCCTGTTACATCACCACTAACAGCACCCGTATGTGTACCTGATGAATTGCCTTCTAAATTAGCTTTGAGTGTACCCACTGTGCCTGATATCACTGATGAGGTATCAGTGGCATCTGGTATCATTGTAAATTTCTGATCACTATCATCGAATCCAATAAAAGCTTTCTTAGCACCTGAGTTATTGTACTTCATGATGATACCACGATCTAGATTATCATCTGAACCATCTGCACCAAGTTCGAATATTGGATCTGCTATTGATACTGTTGTTGAGTTGACTGTAGTTGTTGTACCAGCGACTGTTAGATTACCTGTGATAGATACATCTCTCGTAACGTCCAAATCTCTTGCAATGGTTACATCTTGTGGTAATCCTACTGTAACTGTGCCGTCACTACGAGCTACATCTACTTCATTCGCAGTACCAGCTATTGCGAGTACGGCACCAGTTGTAGCATTCTTGAGTGTTACGGCACCTGAATTAACATCAAAATCTCCACTATCAAATGATGCAACACCTTTTACTGTTGCACTTGCTGGATCTATTGTTGCATCAAGGTTCGAACCTGTTAATGTAGTAATTCTTATTAGATTTGATGATGCTGTATAGCTAAGAGCGTTAGGACTAGCTACAGTAACTTCTGAGGCGGCTGTTACACGTCCTTTAGCATTTACTGTTAAGACTGGTACTTTTGTTGCAGAACCATACGTATCTGCTGTAAGTCCTGAGACTGTAGTCAGTTCGTTTGTACCTATAGAACCAGCACCCACTGTGGCGGCAAATGTAGAACCATCTGCGGTTGTTATTGTAAATGTTTTTCCGTCAGTGCCATTACCAACCGCAAAAGTTTGTACACCACCATTAGGCACATCTGTTGCCGCCGTAATTTGTCCTTTGTTATTGAATGTGAAAACAGGTATTCTAGACGCTGTACCTACTGTAGCTCCTGTAACTATGTTTGCTAATTTTGCTGAAGCTATCGAACCTGTAGCAATTGATGCTGAATTAAGTACACCATCAGTATCAAATAAAACAGTACCACCATCTCTTGTTATAGCTCCGTCTATATCTACAGCACCAACTAAACTAGTCGCACCAGTTACTGTTAGTGTATTAACAGTAGCACCACCATCAACATCTAAAGCACCCGTTACATTTAAATCATCACCAATATTAAAATCATCTGTAATTGTAATATCATGTGCATAGATGTGTCGCCATCTATTACTTGATGAGCCCAAATCTTTTGAATTATCTGCATTTGGAATAATATTTGAATCTACCAAAGCATTGAAAGTAACTGTATCACTAGCATCACTACCTAAGTCTGCATTACCTGTGACATTGAGTAATGACGAAACTGTAGAGTTAGTAAACGTACCTGTTGGTGCTGTAACTGTTTGTCCTGAAGGTAAGGTTACATCACCGGTAAAAGTAGCATCACCGTAAACAGTCAGTGAATTAGTTCCGGATGCATCGCCGTCTGCACCTAATGTTATATTTCTTCCTACTAAATTGTTAATATAACCGTTTGTCCATCTGTTTGAATTAGAACCTAAACTTACAGTACCTGTGGGAACAATATTTGAATCTACTGATGCTGTAATCGTTAGTGTATCTGATGCATCGTCACCAATGTCCATATTGTTAGATACTGCTAAACTTGTATAGCTTGGATTACCAGCAATTGTACCATTCATTGTTATTGTATCACTTGAATTATCACCAAGTGTCACATCACCATTTAGAGTTGTTGCTCCTGCTACAGTAAGAGTACCAGCTGTATCGACATTTCCTGATGTATCTGCTACTGTGAATTTATTTGTATCTACTGCGATACCACCATTGAGATTTGCTAAACCACCAACAGTAGCTGTACCTGTAGTTACCATGTTGCCTGATGAATCTGCTACTGTAAAAGCTCCGTCAACATCTATACCACCATCTAGACTTGATAGTCCTGTTACGTTTAATGTTGTTATGTTAGCTGTACTGATAGCACCAGTTGATAGTGTCGTTGTACCATTTATAGCTGTTATTGTTCCAGCAAACGAGGCATTCTCATCTACTGTTAGTGTGTCTATTTTTGCGGTACCATCGATGTAAAGATTATTCCATTCTCTAGTTGCTGAACCTAAACTGCCTAGTGCATCTGTTTTTGGTATGAGTGAAGTAGAAACACCTTGTCCACTTCCAACTGCAACTGAAAGTTCATCTATATTTGCTACGCCATCTATATACAAATCTTTCCATTCTTTTGTGGAAGAACCTAAATCTCTCGCATCATCTGTAGATGGTATCAAAGCTGAAGCAAATTGTCCAGTTGCTGTAATTGTATCTGTCGTTGCATTACCTAATGTAGTATCACCAGTTGTGGTAAGATTTACGGCAGTTAAATCACCTGTTGTACCGAGAGTGCCAGCTATAGTAACATTATTGAGAGCCGCCGTACCTGATGAGAAAATATTTCTCCATTGATAATTTGCACTACCTAAATCTTTTGCGTCATGTACTGTTGGATTTACATCTGTGCTAATACCATCACCAGCTGTTGCACTAAGTGATAGTGTATCAGTGCTTAAAACACCGCTAAAATTACCATCTGCAAATTTAGCTGAATTTGAACCTATGTTTACAGAACCACCTGAAGGTAATATTGATCCTGATGATGTAACACCTACGCTCGTTATTCTACCTGTATGATTTGATGTGCCGTCTGCACTAAATGTATGTGCTGTGTTATTAGCACTTGTCTGTATTTTTAAATTACTATCACCATCTGTACTGACTAACTGAACTAGTAAATCTGAATCACCAGCTGTAGAGTCGCCATCACCATAAACTCTGAATACATCTTGTCCACCTGTACCTGCTGAAAATCTCAAATCAGGTGTGTTCAGTTCTTCTGAGAATGCTGTGTTTGAAGAAGATAAAATTATATGTGCGGAGTTAGAAGATAAATCACTTAACTGTCTTAATCCCATAACGGCGGCTGTAATTTGATCAGTGCCTGTTTTACGTAAGAAGTCTCCTGAATTACCACCTGTTACTCGAATACGTGATAAATCGCCAAGAATAAGTCTATCTGTAGATTGTGTTGTGAAGTTTACGTTACCTGTAAATTCTGCATTAGCTGATACTGTAAATGTTCTTGCATTGATTGTTGTATTAGAATGAAGAGTTATAGCACTTTCGTTTGTAGTATTACCACCTCTTATAGCACTAGATCTAAAATTTAAAGCACTAAAAGTACCTTTGATATGTCCATCACCTTGTGTGGTTCCCCCTCTGGCGGCACCAGTCTTTGTTACTGTAACAACATTGTTACTAATAGTCGTGGCGGCTAAATTAGTATTCAGTCTCCAAGTATTGAAGCTATCTACAAGATTTGTATTTGCTATCGTTACAGTCATATCTAACCTTCTTTATTAATAAGTGAATATACAAGGTCCTTCAGATTAGAAATTTCTTCTCTCATCTCTTGTATCTCTTTGTCTTTTTGTTTTACCTGTTCTCTTCGTCTTCTATACAATTCTAAACTATTCATATCAGTTTCAAGTATTGCACTGTTTGTGCTATCTCTTCTGAGAGTTTCTTCATTCTCAACTTTATACAACTCTCCGTTACTTTTACCCCAACTTAGTCCCATTTTATACCTGCAATGCTATAGCTCTCAAATCTTTCACAAAAGGTACACTTGCATTTGATACTGATGTTAATACAATCTTAAAGGCAAATGTTTTATATGTCTTATGCACAGCACCACTTGATGTTCTATATGTGACTATATTGCTATCACCTGTATTTAGTTTCGCTTGATTATCATTGTTATCAGTAAAAGTAGAAGCACTACCTAAACTAAATTCATATTCTTTAAAATCATTTGTATCGGCAGTATCTGAAATGATTGATGTTGATGTCACTTGTGTCATTAAAGTATAATCTTTATCTGCAAGAGGTTCACCATCTGAAGCTGATAACAACTGAGCATAAACTTTTACATCTGTACCTGAAGGTTTGTATGCTGTTACATATACTCGTAAATCTTCAGCATCTTGTCCGTCAGCGAGTTCAACTGGTTTAGAAAAGTATCTTGTTAATGAATTACCGACTTCTTGTGTATCTTCATTTGTTGCATCATTATTAATAACATTTTCTAAAATATAAGAATTAGCTCTTGACAAATCTATAACTGGTGATACTTTAGAGTCTGTTGAATTAAGTAATCCTTTTACAACAAGTGTCTTCCTAGAACCATTCACGGCAGTTAAAGCACTTTCATTAACTTTACTGAAAACTGCTTTTGCATTGTCACTAAAAGCATTTTCAATTTCTAAATCTAAGCTTTTGAAATTCGTGTTAATAACTCCACCTGTAGTTGCAGTTCTTACAGAAAATGTTGAAGAAGTGTTTGCTACATTAAGCACTGGTATCTTTGGTACCATAACATTGTTGACAATATTTTCTGCGGTGAGTACTCTAGCAGAAGCACCACTAACTTGTCCTCTTATAAATCCGTTCGCACTACCTGAATATGTAGAATTTTTCAATGTTATCTTTTCATTTAGTTCATCAATAAAATCTAAGAAACCATTGTTTGTGTTTGCTGTGAATGCTGTCGTGTTTCCACACCAACCACCATGTGTAGTACTACCACTTAGATAGATGTTGTTTGTATTAGAGCTTGCTGTTGTTGGAAAATCACCATAAGCATCTAGCTTGACAGTGACTTGATATTGTACATCACTTCGCACAATCTGTCTTACAGTACCATTTGCAAAGTTAGCACCTGATGTGGCTTGTGTTTTAAGCACACTACCAACTGCTATAGTCTGATTGTTAGAAAATGTCAATACAGATTCAGCACGTATCTTTTCTTCAGGATTAAATGTACCAACTTTGTTATCGTATGTGAAGAAATCGTTATCAGGATTTTCTATGTACACAGTACCTGTTGATGTAGAAAAATTTGCTCTATGAAGTTGAAACTTCAAGTCTTCAGATTGAATAGGTGTATATGTCTTATCATTCGCAGAACTTAGTAAAACACCAGCACCTGGTTGTTTATCAATCAACTCACCAGTATCAACATCTTTTGCACCTAGTTGTGCTACCCATACTGCATACTCATCTGAATTACCAGCAGGAACTATTGTGATACAGTAATCTTTATAGTTCTTTAAAAATACTGGTGAGTCAAATGTAAATGTTGTTGCTGTTGTAGCAGAGGTTGTACTTGCGTTTATAGAAGCAGGAAATAAAGTCTTTGATGCGTAAGGTAAAATATTAGGAGTAGGGTGTCCATTCTCTACTTCACGTATTTGTACAGTGATTGGTAAACTATCTGCTTTTCTAAAGAAATATAAATCAAGTTTGGTAATAAACACACCAGAAGATTGTTCTTCATTCACTGAGAAAGTTTGTGATATAGGATCAGGATTCACAGAACGTGTGCTAAGAACAACTCTTGAAGTTTGAGTCCGTGTTTCTGTTACATCTTCTGTATTTACTTGAGGTACTACAAGATTCATAGAAGCACCTCTTTGAGTGATTGTGAGAGGTATACTTGTATAATCTGCAAAAGAAGATGTTGTTACTAAATCACTTGCTACTTGATTGTTTGCAACGTCTTGTAATTTAAATCGTCTTGTACCTATTCTAAATTTTAAATTATTTGTGTCAGGTATTCTGAACACACCAAATACAGAACCAGCTGAATTTGTAATCAATGAACTACCTTCGGCGGCAGTATTTGCGTGTGAAGAGTTTGTTGGTGTTGTAAAACTACCAACTTGTTCATCATCAAAGTAAGGATAAACTCTTGTACTAGGTTTCATACCATGTGCAGTAAACTTAACAAGTCTTGAACGCATGAACTCTCGTACAGCTACTTGTTGTACATAGTTACCTATGTTAAAAGTCTGATTAGCAGGACTAATAGATGTTTGAATACCTTGTCGTATTTGTTCTTGCTGTAAAGTGCCAACAGTAGATATTGTTCCTCTACCTGAATTTAATTCTTCATGACTTCCACCACGTTCTTCTCTTAGATTTGTAATACGTGCATTATCAGTATTAATCCAACCACCCCAATCGGTGCCTGTAAATCCTGTGGCGGCTGCCAATTGTTCAAATGCATCAAACATACCTGAGAAGTCCATTTGAATATCAGGTAGTGCTGTGATATCAGGTGTATTATCCATAGGTGGATCTAACGTCATCGCACCTTGCCAATTGAATGTTAATTCTTGAACTGGATTTCTTGCTTTACTTGCTTTATTTTGATTTATGAAAGGTGTATGTGTATAAGAAAGAGTAAGTAAGTTACCTGTTTGAGTTACATTTGTAGAAGTAAATGACTTATCTTTCTCCATGAGAATGTCTCTTCTCTTGAAGTAAGGACGTAGTAAGTTTTTATTTCTATCAATAGAGGCTCTATAACCTTTCTTTGTTGAATCTGATAAATTATGTCCGTCAAAGTTTTCTACAAAGAAACCATTCTTAAATCTATCAAAACCAGAACTGTTGAATAGTTGCTTATTCTTTACACTTGCTTCAAGAGCATTTAAAGAAGAATAGTATTCAGCATTTTTCAATCTCTGATCAATTCCTCTCAAGTCTTTCATTGTGTAACGTCTGTTATTTTCTAATGTAAGTTTTACACCATATGCACCTTTATCATTATCTCTTGCCACTTTTGATGATAGAGAAGGAAACACAGGTATATCTAAAACACCTAGTGTCATGGCGTTTGCTTTTTCTTCAGGTACTTTTGGTGTTTCTGCCGGTATACCTTTAATAGATTCTAACTTTCCTTCTTCTGTGATAATAATTCTATCTTTTCTAGGTAGATATTGTTGAACGTCTGCTTGAAAGTTTTCATCAGGTGAAACATTATACGCACCATCTGAGTCTATAGAGAATGTATTAGGTGATGCCTTTTCTGCACCAGGATTTGTAGGTGAACCTGCAACTGTAGCAGTTGTAGTAGGATCACATGTGTTTGCTTTCATAGGACGAAAATCTACAGAGTCACGTAACTCATAAGTTTTACCTGTTGTAGGAGATTTATACTTTGGTATTTCGTAAGTCTTGATTGTTGTAGCACTTTCAGTTGAGTCATCTACAGGATACGAATCTACTGATAAGAAGCCTATGCCTTGTGAAGTGTTTCTCTCAAAGAATGAGAACTTGATAAGTATTTTTTTATTTGCTAAATCAAGAGAACTTGTAGACTTCTTGACAATTTTTGCTATGTCATACATATCATCTTTTTGTCCGTTGTCAAGATCAAAATGACTAGTAACATCTGTATCGCTTGTGGTTACGGCTGATGAAGTACCAAGATAAACTGCTTCTAGTTTAAAAGCGTCTGCCACACCTAAACTCCAAGGACCATTTGCACCAGCTGAGTGTGTTGCTGTGTCAAGATTTACATATCTACTTTTCTTAATTGTCTTTGCAGTAGGTACAGCGTTTGAACGTAAAACATTAAAATATACAGAGGCACTAAAACTAGTCGTATTTGCTTGTTGTAAATTAATACCATGTTGAGATGATGTTGACGTAATGGTACCATTAGCTGAAGTATCGAAAATATAACCTTTTGGAAAAACTTGTCTGTGAGACACATTATCACCACTACTACCTACAGTTAGTCCCGTTCTCGTTGCTGAAATAGAATCTTGAGTTGTGATAGTTGTAGCACCATTGATAGTTGCAATGATGTGATCTTCTGTGTCTGAACTACCCGTAAAAGGATTATTATCGTCAGTTAATCGAATAACATCACCTACCTGATAATCTTCGTTAAATTTAGTACCTGAGCCAGTTATCGTTTTATTATCTGTGCCTGTACCAAATGCAGATATATGTCCGTTTTTAGGAGCAGTTGTAGCTTCTTCTCTTGCAACAACTATAATTTTTCTTTCATTATCGGCTGATAAAGGACTACCAGTTTCATTTAATGTTTCTACACCACCTGCATGTGCTGAGTTAGCTGTAACTGTTGTTTCTGAACTCGTATTAAAAGTTACAGTTTTTTCTGTTCTAAAAACAAATTGAGTGTCAACATTGTTAGACGAGTCTTTGAGAGTTTTTGTTCCCAATGCTGAGAATGGTAATACTAATAGATTATTACTTGGTTCTTGTAGAACAGCATTACCATTAGTAAGAACTATATCTGCAAGTGATGTACGTCCTGACTCTTGTTCAAATATACAACGAACATCTGAAAAGTTTTTAGATGTATTCATTCTTATGTCAAACAAATATAACTTGAATTGTCCTGTTGCAGTTGATGCTGTTCCTGAATGATATGCAAAGCCTCTTATTTTAGCAGTACCTATTTTATTTCCTGGTGCTGTCGTACTACCGAATGTTCTACTAGTTATTGCTGTACCGGCAGTATCATGCAAATCGACTTCTCTAAGTCCTTGAAAATCCCATGTACCAACAACCTCATTTACGATAACATAATTACCAAATGTTTGTGTTAATACTCTAGCATCTCTTGTAATAAAATCTGTTGCTTTATCTATTTCTAAAGGTGTAGGATTAATTAATTGAACTTTCTGTCCGTTTACATAACCTATACCTTTGTCAACTTCTGCTATCAGTTTGTTAGCGTCACCACCTTCGTCTGAATTATATCTGCCTAAATTGTCACTTGCTTTTAAATGTTCACGAATACGAATTGTGAATGGCTCTGTTGCATAGTTACCTAATGTTTCATGAAACTTCATAGCAACGTGTTTACCAATATCTGAATACATAGTATCTTTATTGTTTCGAATAAGTATACCATCTTTTAGTTCAGCTATTGTGAAGAATGTTGCAGTGTTGGCAGTACCTGTAACTCTTGAAGCAAGAGTAGGTAACATTTTTAATCTGTCAGCTCCAGGGGCGGCAAAGTTAGTTGAACCCGATGCATTGTCTGTCAAACTACTATCGATGTTCGAGTTAACTAATGTTTCAATTGTTTGAAAACCCACTTTCTTAGATGGACGTGTACTATACTTATCTACAATATGACTTTGAGCGCCAACTCTTACAAAGTGTCCTTTATGAAAAATAATACCATCAGATACTGAAGCTCTTGTACCTAAGCCTGTAGAGCTAGAGGTGATTGTGTTGGCGGCAACTATAAAACTTGCACCTGTTCTAGTTCTTAGTGTGAGAACTTCATTATCAGCAAAAGCTTTTGTTGTATTATTTGTGCCTGAATTTGTATACTTAACGAAAAGAGTCATTAAGTCTGGATTCGCCGCCTCAGAACCATCTGCAACATCAATTAATTGTGCTGTCATACCTGAGGTAGTACCAGTAATTGTTGCGTTTGCTACTGCACCACCTGAGAAAAAATCTGTGAGTAGAATAACTCTGTTGTTAGCATCTTTATCTCTGAGTTTCACAAAGTCGATGTCTTCTATTTTTAAGGCAGAACCTGTAACGATTGTACCATCTACTAGTATTTCATTACCAAATCTCTCTATCTGATTTTGTAGTATTGTCTGTAGCTGAGTTAATTCTCTAGCTTGTACAGCGAAACCAGGACGAAACAAAATTCTATTGTAGTTTTTTGTTTCATCAAAATCATCGAAATAAGGACTTTGGTTTAAATTTGTTTCGGTTGCCATCTACTTTACCTTTAAAAATCTAGTATAACTTTTATATCTTCAGTTTGATCTACTGCTCTATCGACTTTCTGAAAGTTTTCTACATGTATAAATTCACCTGAATATGTGTTTGCTTCTGGACCAGATATTGCTGATATAGTTGCAACTTTTGTAGAACTTCCTCTTTTTAATAAAATATCGTTTTTTGTAAAAGCGATATGATTGCCGTAACTATCTACATTATTTAGATAGATATTAAAGAACGATGTATCACTTCTTAACTCATCATCTTTAATAAAAACTATTGTTCCGTTTGCACCATTTGATGCTTGTGCCACAGATTGATTGGCTCTTGCAGAAGCGTTTAACTCTGTTATAAAACCAATTGTACCATTTTCAGCATTTAATCTCATTCTTTCATTTGTTATCTCATCATCTATCTGAAACTGATTTTGTGGTACATTATTTATTATTTGTTGATACGATATATTTAATCTTGTTGTTAATCTTAGTGTTTCTGCACTATTAGATGTGTTTGCTATCGCTTCTGTCATAATAGCATTATTTGAATTAACTTTGAGAATAGGATCTTTCAGAATACTTACTGTTCTAAATTCTGTATTCGCAGGAATGTATCCAGCACCTGTTGATGATACACCTTGACTACCTTTGAACTGTGCATTCAAACAAACTTTATTACCACCAAGTTCTCTGATTGGATCTTTACCATGTCCACCTATCGGTGATATTATAACATTCGCAGTAGCACCTGTGCCTTGAACTGTATTTGATGTAATGAAAGCTTTAGCATGAGTATACTTTGAGCCAGTTGCTATTACATTCACATTTGAAATATTACCATTTGTGTTTACCAATGAATAAGCTAATGCACCAACACCATCACCTATAATATTTACTGTTGGTGAAATAAGAACAGTAGATGTTGTGTCAGGTGTTGTTGAAAAACCTGTATTTGTTGTGAGTGTTCTAGATGCACCATCATAGTTTACAATTCTTCTAAGTTGTCCTAATCCAGTGCCCGATTGTATATAAACTGAATCACCATTGTAATGATTATCAACTGAAGATGGATTACCTTGTGCTAATTGAATTGTAGTCGATGTAGCACCTATGACAGCGGTACTATTCAACATACCATAACCTGAACCTACATCGTTAGTTTCTATAACTTGAATAGCACCATTTACTGATGCGTTCTGAACTGCAAGCTGATTGGTTTGCTCTGCACTACCATCACTAGTTGTCAATGTTTGTACGGGCATATGCGATGCTGTCAAAAACTTATTTGCCAATCCTAAACTTATTGTGTACATATACTTCCAAGTATATCCATCTGATGTGGTAAAAGGCGTTGTAGAAAAACCGGCAGGTTTTACTGTTGAGAGTCCACCTTTATTATTGTATAAACACTTGTATACATTATTCTGATCAGTTAAAACAAAAAAGTTAGATGTATACAAATTAATATTTGTTTGTTTATACATGGGATAAACTCTACCAGTAACCCAATCATTTCTAGGAACAACATGACTTACATCTGTCGTGTTTATCTTTTTAGCACCTATGGCATTTTTCCAAATATCATAGTGCTTATCTTTGATTGTTTCTGTAGCTGTAGGAGCATTTGGTTCGTTGGGCCAATCTGTGCTTTTACCTAGAACAGCATAGAGTATTGTTGAGTTCTTTGTGCTTCTTCCGTCAGACTCATTTATAGAATCTACAAAAGCTTTTGCACCCATGATGTTCATTTCTTTACTAGCATAAGAAGTCATTATGATACCGTTCCTGAAAAGTATTGAGCATTTGCTCCTGTTATATTACCATGTGTCCAATTTACTGCGAGATTGGCACTAGTTGCATTGTTGACTATATTTAGTCGTGCTTGATAAAAGACATTGCTGACTGGTCCAATTATTATTGTATCTCCGTTCGCAAATTCTGTAGTTAATTGTGTACCAGTCCCTGTTATTGTATTCGCATTATTAGTAATAGCAATTGTACCTGTTGCGACTTTTCTCTTTCTCACTAAACTTGTAGATACAGATTGACTCATTGCATTTGTAGAAACTTTGAACTTACCGAAGAATTTTTGTCCGGCAGGATGTATTAATCTTAGTGCAATATCTTTATATCGAGTTAATGCGATAGACGCTTCTATCTCATAAGAAAACTCTTGATAAAAATTACTATCTTGTATAAAACCTCTAGATGATGATACATGTCCTCTTGTAGATGCGTAATAACCCTCTGCGTTTGCAATACCATCTATTGTAATTACACCGGTTGCTTGAATTGCATTTGTTCTACCTGAAGATGAGAATGTAATAGTTTCATTTGGTTTATAAGAAAAACCTGAGTCTACAACTCTAGCCGTTTTAATAGAACCATTTGCACCCACATCTGCACTTATAACTGCATTTTCACCTAATACACCTTCATCTTGTATACTTACAATGTTAACTGCACCTGTTCCAGCAAGAGAACCTTGACTTGCATCTGTAAAATGTTTTGTAGCTGTAGTACCTATTGCCCAATTGATATTTCCTGGTTTTCTTTGTAAATCATCTTGCCATACTCTAAGAACAGTTTCGTATGTAGTATTAGCATGCTGTATTGTTTGTCCTACAGCCATAATATTTGCTTTTGCACCGGTAGATGCTTGCTCTAATCTATCATTAGTATCAATAGCAGTAATTGTATTAACACCTGTATCAAAATTAACATCATCGTACTGTACAGTGAGATAAGCTTCGCCAATACCTAAGGCGGCAACATTTCTATGCTCCGCTACAACTCTAGGTGCAACTGTAAAATTTTGCCCGCCTAATCTATTTGATAATCTTGCGATTGTACCAACTGTATTGTTGACAAATAGCAACGAATCATTTAAAGTAGTATGAACATTTTCTATCTGAGTGTTAGAAGTTTGTACAACATTATTTCCAACAACAACAGAACTATTAACTTTTCTTACACCTTCTTTTGCTAAAAAAGCTTTCATAGGACCAGCATCGAATTGTGACGACACATTTGCTGTAGTGTTTGCTGTAACTTGCATAGTAATAACTTTTCTATCAGCACTACCATTACCACTATGATCGTATGTATTACTAGCTGTAATATCTAATATCTTTTTTACAACACCAAAAGCACCACTACGCATACCTACT